CACGAAGAGGGAGCGCGTGGCGTACGCCAGGTCTACTGTGTCGCTGGGCACTACCGCGGCGGCATCGAGCACCGCGGCAAGCTCCATGTCCGGAACCAGATTCGGGTATTTGTAGCCAGCCATTGATCACCTCGAGTGGACGAGGCCGCGCGTTACCAAGCGGCCTCATAGTTTCCATCGCGACGTCTAGATGACGCCGTGCAGGCGAACGCGAACCGTTGCGTCGCCCGTTGCGGCCGCGAGTTCGGCAACGCCGATCTTCTTGTTGGTGCCGACGGTGGAGCAGCCCACTTTGTTGACGGCATCCCAGTAAACGTAATCGCCAGCGGCAAAGACGCTCGCGTCCTTTGCCAGGTCGAACACGCCCATCACGTCCGCGTTGACCGCGGTTCCGCTGAGCGCGTCGGTATTGGCGATACCGAAGATGTTGGTGACGAGCAGGCCGCCGCCCGACAGAACGTCGTACGGCGCAACCAGCTCCAGAGTGATCCCCTTGTGAACGTAATTCCTCATGATGGTCTCCAGTTGAAATTGGTCTTGGGGGCTGGTCGATCCCCGCCCCAGTGGTCCCCGTTGCGCTTAAGCTCCGTTGTTGCGCTGCAAGCCGCGGTAGTCGATCGCGGCGGCGGCAAAGTCCAGGCGGGCTTTGATCTCGAAGCCGTCCACGTCAAAGCCCTGGCGGGTTTCGATGTAGATCCCGTCCTGGCCTTCGAGGTAGCAAAACTCGATGGTGTCAACCAACCCCGGCGTTGCGGCCAGGTACCAGGCTGTGAGGCCGATGGTGGCCAGGGCGTCCAGCCGCGGCTCGACAATCGGGGTGAGCGAGCGGATCCACTCGGGGATGACCGCCGCCGGCGTGGTGGTGGCGACGAGATTGACCGGCGCGATCAACTGCAGTGCGGCCATTTCGAGCGAAGTGGGCAGCAGCAGATACGTTGCGGTCAGATTGAGTACCGTGCCCTTGGGACCGGTCTGCTTGCGCATGGCCGCGCGGGCACTCGCCAAACCGGCGACACCCAGTGCGGAACCGGCGCCGGTGTTGAGGTTCTTGTGGCCGGCAACGAACAGTGCGGCATTGTCCTCGCCCATCACCTGGTTGCCCAGGATCACGTTCCACACCGTGTTGGACTCGAGCGTGGCGCCGGCGACGCCCAGCATGAACGGGATGCGGCTGAACGCGTCGAGGTCATCGTTGATGATCGTCTTGCGCGTGATCGCCACGACTTCGCCGAAGGTCGCGAGCGAATAGGTCTGCTTGCTGTCGGTCGGCGCGGTGCGGTGGTACTCGCCCTGCTCGTTCAGCGGCTGCAGCGCGGGCAGGTCGCTCAACTGAACACGGTTGATCGGCTTGAAGTCCTTGGCCGATACCTGGCGGCAGAACTGGGCGAAGGTCCTGGGCGCAGCCTGGTAACCCTGGCGCAGCGTTTTGTTGGCGACGTTGGCCAGGATGTTCGGGAAATCCGAAGTGGTCAGAGCAGCGAGTGCAACTTCGTCGCGCGTCCTGCCGACCATCGGAGTGCCCCTGGCTGCGAGACACGTTCGCGCAAGTTCGAGGAGGCTGAGCCCCATGTACTCCCGGCCCGCACCGTCGACCAGCGGATTGTCTTTCGGCTGGAAGCGATGCAGCAGCGAAGCGGCCATGTTGTGGCGCATGACGTCCCCGCTGTCGCGCGTGACACCCGGGTTGTGCCCGTTCGTCGGCGCCTGCGCGGCGTTCCGGGCTGCCATCTCTTCGAGGATCTTCGTGCGGGCGTCTGCCAGACTCACATTGCCGTCGATCAACGCGGCAGTGAACTGTTCACTCATGCCGGCTGCAGCGGCAACTTTCCGGACCTCCATCGCGCGGAGACGTTCGGCAGTTGCTCCCTCAGCACGCAGCACATCCGGATTGACCGGCGGCGCCGCGAGGCCCGCAATGGCGGCCAGCGCGACCGGGATTACCGGAGGCACTACAACGGGTTGTTCAATTGTGCAGGCACCGGCGCCCGCTTGGAGGTTGGTTTCTTCCATCGTTACTTTCTCCTGTGGGCTCGTTGCCCGTGCCGCAGCTTCGGTTGGATCCGGAGCCGCAACAACTTCTTTCGCACTCATCAGCACGGCGCCAGGATCGGCCGGCACCGGCGTGAGCGAGATCTCGTAAGGTTCCCAATCGATCGCGGTGAACTGCTTCCGTTCCTGACCCTTGGGCGTCGTCTCGTTTTTCGTGTAGATCCACACGCCCATCGAGACGTTCCGGACGATTCCCGCCTTGACGTCTGCACGCAGACCGGCGAGTTCAGCGCGTGGGCTGAACTGCAGCGTGGCGCGGGCGGTCCCTTTTTCAATCCAGGCGCGCTGCACAACGCCCAATTGGTCCCGCACCGAACCGAACGTGTTATGGTTGTCGCAGACCGGCGCGCCATTGTTCAGGCGTTCGAGCCGCACTCCTCCGCGCTCGAGGCTTAGAACAAGATCATAAGGCTCGCCGGTCCAGTAATCGGTGCGCGGTACCGTCGCGCCACTGTAGAAGATACAGTCGATGCTGGACTCTGCATCGTTCCACGTGTTGGGCGTGAGGGCCGCAGTGAAGGCCGCAGCGAATGTCTCCGAATGCAGCCCGGGCGCGGCCCGTTCCCCTTTAAGAGCTTGCGAGTTGTCTTCCATCGTCATTCCTTGCCTTGCGGCTGTGCCTGCGCATCCGGCGCGTTAATCGCGCCCTTGTCGTTCACACGTCGCGGATCGCCGTCGAGAATCACGTGCGCCGCGTCGAACTTCTTGTTCCACGTGATGATCTCCTTCAGCTGGCTGTCGGGATCCTGGCCATGACCCGCCACCATTTCCGGCCACGTGAGGCCGCCGGTGCGCAGCGACACTTTCTCTGCATTGGCATCCTTGAGCGGATCGACCGATTCAAACTTCGGCGCGGTAAAGCGCACGCCATAATTGGCCTCCGGAATCTCGCCGGCAATGAAGGCCACATCAATGAATCGCTTGTAGATCGGGAGGATCAGTTGCGGGACCAGGCACAGCCAGCGATAGGCTTCGATGGTGTTGCGGAAACCCAGCATGCCGCCGCGAAACGACGAATAGTTCACAACGGACATATCGCCAGTCAGCAGCTCGTAGGGAATCGTCAAGCCCGCGGAGATCGCGCCCAGCTGCGTGGACCGGTAGTCCTTGTAACCACCCGATGTCGCCGGCGCGCCGAAGCGCACATCCTCACCCAACTTCAACCGCTTGATGACACCAGGCTCCAGGAACTCCGTGGGGTTATCCGTGACCGGATCGGTGCTGGTCTCGGTGAGGCTCATCAGCGAGCCATCGGGGGAGACGATGAACGCGGCGAAGCAGGACTCGATCTTCTTGCGGATCAGCTCGGCGTCCTCGTATTCGTCGAGATCGCGCATCTTCAGCATCACGGGCGCGAACCACGTGACGCCGCGGACCTGGCCGGGCCTATCCTTTTTATAGATGTGCAGGACGCTGTCGGCCGGGACCGGCTTCGACATGAAGCCTGCCCGCCAGTTCATGAGCGTCAACGCGCCGGGGTGATTGCCGAACAGCCAATAGAAATTGCGGCGGCCGATTGGATCGAACTGAACGCCTTGAATGACGCTGCCCGAATCGAGCGAGAGGGTCTTGTTGTGATCGAGGTAATCGGATTCGAGAACCTGGACCTGCACCGGCACATCGAGCCCATCTCCCGGCCGCCGTTGCCGGAATCTCACAATGCATTCGCCGCTCTCCGCCACCGCGCGGGCCACCTGCCACTGGATGCCGAAGAAATCGAGCTGACCATCGGCGTCGCAGTCCTGCGCCCACTTGGCGAACTTCTCATCAATCAGCGCGTTGAGCTTGTCATCGCCGGTATTGGCGCGCGGCATGATGCCGGTCCCGATCTGGTTGCCGACCAGTTCGGAGAGGGCCTTCGAAGCGTACGGATTGTTGCGCACCAGGTCGCGCGCCCGGTTCCGCAGCCACACCATCGAGCCCTGCGTCTCGCGATTGGCGTCACTGTCGCTGGTAATCCAGCCCCCGGTGCGCCGGCCCTTCATCGCGCCTTCGTAGGAGAACTTCTCCGCCACGGCGAGCGCGCGCCGAAACTGCAGACGGCGCAAGCCTGCCTGGGGAGCGACGAACGAAATCGCGCGGTCGAGCCAGTTGCGCCGCGGCGCCACCGGCGCGAGCGATACAGGTGCGGGCACGCTCGCCCGAATAAGTTCGAACTTACCGGTTGCCACGGCCGTCCTTGCTGAACTGCGCGTAGGAATATCCCTTGGGAGGAGCCACCTGCGCCTTCGCGATCTCCTGGTCGAGCCATCCAATCCGCTTCCGCATGTCGTCGAAGCCGGGGTAATCCATACGCGTCCCGTCGATCGTGATGCTCGTGACACCTTGCGCCATGGACGTAGCGAGGGCGTCTCGCTGGGCGAGTAGAGTTGCGAGCGGGAGTGCCATGGTTATTTCTCGAACCAATCGCGCCGCGAAAGACCGGTGCCAACACGTCCCGCGACGAACGGATTCTCTTGCGCCTGCGCCGGCCGCCCGGGCTGCTGCCGATCGGTAGCAGAGTTAGTTTCTGCTGTTGCGGCCGGACGCCCCGACAGTGTTAGCCGCTTTTGCATCGTTTCGAACTTCTCGCAGAACTTGTTCAGAGGCAGGCCGCTCGCCATGAGCGAGTGCAACCCGGCGTAGGCGTACACCCGACAGTCGAGCGCTTCGTTCCGCTTGCCCTCTTCCAGACGCCACTCGTGCTTCGCAAAGCCAAAGTGATACCGGACGAACTTCTTTTCCGCCGTCAGTTGCTCGAAGTACTCGAGCTCGCGCCCTAGCGGGAAGTGGCAGTAACTGGGCCCCTCGTCCTTAACCTTCAGCCGGTCGTAGACCGCGTCCTTCGCGGCGCTGACGCCCACCATGAAGAATGGCGTCTGGTTTTTCCGGCTGGGTTTGCGCGGCCAGATCGTTCCATCGCCGGTCCGACCCTTGGTCGCAAACACGCGCCGGTTGTAGCGGTCGCGGGTGAAACGCAGGACCGTGGCGTCCTTGTAACCGGAGTCGATGCAGGATGCGGCGATCCGCATCTGCTGGCCGTTCTCATGCGTGTACGTGGAACGGAGCAGTTCGTCGAGCTGCGCCCACACCTCGTTGCGCAAAATGTCGCCGGGGATCACATGGTAGGCCACCGACCAGGACTCCTCATCCCTGCCCCACCCGACGATCTCCATCTCCAGGCGATCGGCCTGGACGTCAACGCCGGCGGTCAGCAGGCAGACCCCGCTGGGCACTTCCGACACGTACGGCTCGCAGCGATTCCACAGCGTGTGGGCATCGGTCGCCACCTCGTGACGTTCTTCCCAGAACTTCGCGAGCACCGTGTTCATGAACGCCTTGAGCGTTTCCTGCGATTTTCGCGCGGCCAGGAACTCCGCGGCGATCGTGGCCCACGGGCGCTTCACCGATAGCAATTGCGTCACGCGGAACCCCGGAATCGGCGACGCCGGGTTCTGTGCCCGGTACTCGCCGTGCTCCACCATCCAGGACTTCTGGTGATCGGGAATCAATTCGTGGCACCCGGCGCAGCGGTACGCGGCGAGCTCCGGCTGATCCTGCGGCCAGCACAGCCCGCTCTCCGTGCCGTCGCCCAGATCGAGCACCTGGAACTCACCGCAGAACGGGCACGGCACGAAGTACTCCCGCTGGTCGCTTTCCTTCCAGGCCTTCTCAATCCGGCTCGCGCCCATCACCGTGGGCGTGGAGCACAGGATGACCTTTTTGTTGTGCTCGAATTCAGACGTGCGCTGGATAGCGAGGGAAACCGGATCACCCTCGGTACCGGCAGAGGCGGGATAGCGGTCAACCTCGTCGAGCAGCACGTAGCGGATCGGCCGCATGGCCAGACCGCTGGGGCTGATGGCGCCCGTGAAGGTCACATGGCCCGCGCCGTTGGTGAACGCCTTGTGCAGCGTCGTGTTGTCGGAGTCCCTGCTCTTCACAGTCGCCAGCTTGCCTCGCAACACCGGCGTGGAGCGGAACATCGGCGCGACACGATCCTTCGAAAGTGCCTTGGCGTCTTCGATACGGGGCTCCACCACCAGCGTCGGGCCCGGATCGACATCGGCAATGAAGCCGAGGAAGTTCAGCAGGCATTCCGTTTTGAGCATTTGAGCCGCCGACATCAGGACGACCATCTTGGCCGGGTTCCCAGGGCTCATCACATCCATCGGCTCCCGCTGGTAGGGCCGGGTATGCCACTGGCCCCGCTCCGCCGAGGCCGCCCCGGTGAGCACGCGGTTTTCGTCGGCCCACTCCGACACGGTCATGTCGCGCGGCGGCAGCAATAGCGACGCGCTCAGCGCGGCCATGGATAGGGGTTTGATAGCCATCAGAATCCAGCGCTCGCCACGGCCTTACTGAGCTTTCGGAGCACAGCATCAATGTCGGTCTTCATGATCCGGTGCACGGTCGCGGTGTCATTCACCGCAGCGATAGCCGGCGCCAGGCGATCCGGCATCGCCATGCAGTGGTCTCGCACCATCTGGCTGAAGAAGGCGATGTGTTCGTCCACATCGGACCTCTTCATGAGCGCGTTCTTCTTCTCGTCCCGCTCCATCTCTGCGGTATCCGCCTGCGCGGTCTCCCGTCGAAGCCGCTGCATCGCGATGCGCAGCGCGACTTTTTCGCCAAAGCCCAGGTGCTCAGTGCCGCTGCCGGTGCCAGCCTCATCGCGCACTGCCGGCCGCGATGGCGCCGGTAGCACGGTCGCACCCGCATGCTGCCGTGGCGCGTTATTCATCGAGCGCACTGGATCGGTTCGCAGTGCCCAGGACGCATCCGCCTTGTCCGAATCGATCTTGCCGTTGCGCTCTTTCTTGATGCGGCCGGCATCGATCGCCTTGCTGACAGCCTGATGGCTCACGCTTCGGTGGCGCGCGTATTCCGTAACGCTCATGAGCGGCATCAGTCAGCTACCTCACGACGCGGCACGGGCGTGTTTTGGAGATTGAGAATAGGCATTGCAGTTGCCGGGTCGGCCAGAGACGCTCTCAATCGCGGGGACAGGAAGTCCGACCAGGTCAGCCTCCAGGGCAGTGCATTGAGGATTCTCAGCTCAGACGACCAGTCAAAGATTGCGAGGCACAAGCCCTGGACTTCGGGGTTCCCGACTCGCAACTCGGCTTCAACGTGCGCCAACTCACGGTGGCAACGCTCGATTCAAGCCGCGAGGCCCAACCGTTCGGCGGCCAGTTCTTTGAACAACCGGCCATCGGCTTCAAGCGTCGCTAGCTGGCCCGTATGTTCTTCCCAGCGACGAATTACGACGTCGCAGTAGCGCGGCTCGAGCTCGATCAGACGCGCCTGGCGCCCGGTGCGCTCACAAGCGATCAGAGTTGTCCCGGATCCGCCGAACGGATCGAGCACCGTATCCCGCGTTTTGCTGGAGTTCTGTACCGCGCGCTCGACCAACTCGACCGGCTTCATCGTCGGGTGCAGGTCGTTCAGATGCGGCTTTTTGATGAACCAGATGTCGCCCTGGTCGCGGGCACCGCACCAGAAGTGACTTGTGCCTTCCTTCCAGCCGTACAGGATCGGTTCGTACTGGCGCTGGTAGTCGGACCGGCCCATGCTGAAGCTGCTCTTGGCCCAAATCACGAATGTCGACCAGTGGCCGCCGGCTTCGCGGAAGGCCTTCTCCAGCGTGTGCAACTCCGAAGACGACATGCAGATGTAGACCGCGCCCTTGGCGACCAGCAGCATATTCACGCAGGCGTCGTAAAGGAACTTCTCAAACCCCTCGCCGAGATTGTCGTTGGCGATCTTGCGATTCGACGTGCCGCGGAGTTTGTCCTTCATCGTGGCGCCGTAGTTCACGTTATAAGGAGGATCGGTGAAGACCATGTCGGCCAGGCCGCCGGCGAGCACCTTCTCAACCGCTTCAATCTGCGTCGAGTCCCCGCACAGTAACCGGTGCGGCCCCAGCAGCCAGACGTCGCCCGGCACGGTTACGGCCGTCTCCGGCGTTTCAGGCACCGCGTCTTCGTCCGTCTTGCCGGCCTCGCGGTCGCCAGAATCTTCCAGTGCGGCCAGCTCGTCGTCGGAGAAGCCCAACAGACTCATGTCGAAATCTTCGGCGTCGAGCCCTTGCAACTCCCCTCTAAGAATCCCCTCGTCCCAGCCGGCGTTCGCTGCGATCTGGTTGTCCGCAATCACCAGTGCGCGCCGTTGCAACTCAGACAGGTGCGGCAGCACGATGACGGGCACCTCGGTCATCTTCAGCGAGCGCGCCGCTTCCAAACGCGCATGGCCAGCGATGATTACACGATCTGCACCTACCAGGATCGGGTTCGTCCATCCAAACTCGCGGATGGATTTCACGACTTGCGCGACTTGTTCATCCGAATGCGTCCTGGCATTGTGCTCGAACGGGATCAGGTCGCCGATGGGCCAGACCTGGATCGCGAGATGGGAGAGTTCGATCACGAGGCTATCTCTGGAACTATTTGTTTGCGACTTGCGTCGAATCGCCGAGCCAAACTCAACTGGAGGTGGTATGAAAAAGATGCATGCGAATGCAGGACTTGCCGGGCCGCGATCTGCGAATGTAAGCCCTACAACCGTCTGATCTCGGGCGCCGCCGCGAAAGGAGCCAAGGTCACGGCCGCCCAGTGGACATAGAACTCGAATCCTGTGCCTTGCGTACTTTGTGCGCAAGTCCAGCAGGCGTATAGGTTTCACATCTTTCCTTGGGTTTGGATAACCCT